CACAGCCCGAGGTGGATACCATCCGCGTCACCGGCTACGTCAAGTTCTCCTACGAGCTGGCTGCGTCCTGGAACGCGCTGCGTGGTGAGATCACCCGGGCCCTGCTGGATGCGAAAGCTCGCGAAGAAGCCGGCGCCTTCATGAACGACGACGGGTCGACCGCGCTCAAGGCCAACGGCCTCCTGGGCACCATGCCCGGTGGAAGCATTATCGCGACTGCGGAGGATACCCTCACCGCTGCGAACATCTACGCCCTGGAAGACGCGCTCGACGACAAATACCTGGGTAACGCGAAGTTCATGGCGAATCGGGCCTTCTATAACCGGGTGCGGCAGTTCGCGACCACCGATGGACATTCCCTGTGGGAGCGGATCGGTGCGGGTCGGCCGGGTGAACTCCTGGGCTACGAGGCGCTGACCTCCACTGCGATGAGCAACGGAACGACCAACGGAACCAAACTCCTGATCCTGGGCGACTTCAGCAACTTCCTGATCGTCGACCGGATTGGCATGTCCATGGAGCTGATCCCCCAGGTCTTCGGCGCCAACCAGCGTCCGACCGCTCAGCGTGGCGTCCTGGCCGTGTGGTGGAACAACTCGCTGAACCTGGTTCCGGACGCCTTCCGGGTGCTGTCCTACACCAACGCCAGCTGATTCGAGCAGTAAGGAATTCGGGTTGGGTGGACCCGTTAAAGAGAGAGCAAACGCCCCAGGGCCTCTAGGTCGGGCGATTTTGTCGGTCCCACATGGCGCTCTCTGGCCCGAATTCCCCTGCTCCGTCAAGGAGTGATCACCATGTCCGCTACCTATGTGGCGAAAGAAACCTTCTGGCATAGCGGCGGCCTGGTGAATGCCGGTCAGCGCTTCCCCGAAGGCGATCCCATCATCTCCGGCCGCGAATGCCTCTTCACTGCCGAAGAGCCCGCAGTCGAGTCCAAGCCGGCTGCCCCGCGCAGAGGACGGCCTCCGAAGAACCTCCAGAAGTAGGTGAGCCATGGCCGACTTCGGCACGACATATGCCACGTTGGACGAGGCCAAGAGCTACATCCTCAAAGAGGTCGCCGACGTCGATGACAGCGCCCGGGATCTCCGGATCCAGTCAGCGCTCAACGCGGCTACCAGCGCGGTCGATAACTACTGCGGCCGGCAGTTCAATCGCTCGGAAGAGGCTACAGCGCGGGAGTACATCCCAACCAGCAGCCGCTATCTCGCGGTCGATGACTTCTGGACCAAGGACGGCTTGATCGTTCAGTCCGGACATCCGAGCTGGGGCTGGGGCACTCCCTGGTCGATCGGCGAATACGTCCTGGAGCCGCTCAACGGCGTCGCCAACGGCGTCCCGGGCTGGCCCTTCAGGCGTTTTGTCATGCGCAGCTACGGCCCGCAGATGTTCTGTGACGAAACGGTCCGGGTCACGGCCAAGTGGGGCTGGGAGTCCGTGCCGGCGCCGGTCAAGCAGGCAACCCTGATCATGACGGCCGAGCTCTTCAAGATCGAGGATGCCCCGCTTGGGGTCGAGGGGTTCAAGGACTTCGGCGTCCACAAGGTCCAGCAGGTGCCGCAGGTCAAGAAGATGCTCTGCGACTACCAGATCAACAAAGTGCTGGTGGCCTGATGCCGATCTCCGTCAAAAGCATCCGTCAGGGCCTGGTCGACGCTATCCGCGAGTACACGCAGACGACCATCTACCCCTACCCGCGCATCCAGGGTGATGGCCAACTGCCGGCGGTCCTGGTCGAGCCACAAAAAGCCCAATTCGATCTGGCGATGCACCGGGGTACCGACGTCTGGGACTTCAACCTCTATGTCCTGGTGCGCAATACAGACGAAGCCCTGGCTCAGGACCTGCTCGACCGATTCATTGAAGGCGAAGGCCCCGACTCCATACGCCAAGCGCTCTACGAGAACGAAACTCTCGGAATCGATGGCGTTGCCGATGCCCGTGTCCTTTCTGTGGACGGCTACGGCAGCAAAGGCAAATGGGCCGGCATCGACTGCCTCAGCGCAATTCTCAAAGTCCGCGTAACTCTCGACAACAGCGCGGCATAAATCCGAAAGAGGTGGGGGCTCATGGCAGCTCTTGCTACTCAGCATGTTGTCGACGCGGGAACAGCTCCTACTTTTGCTGCCGCGTCGGCGTCCGATACCGCAGAGGTCGGCAGTGGCCGTAATACCTTCGCGGTCTATAAGAACGGCGGCGGCTCGCCCATCACGGTGACCGTGGCTGTCGACGGCGATACCGAATACGGCGAAGCACTGCCTCCGAAAGAGGTCACTGTCGCCAACGGCGCCGAAGCGTGGATCCCCCTGCGCAAAGCCTATTCCGGCGAAGCGGGCCGCGCGACGATCACCACTTCCGCGCAGACCAGCGTGACCGTTGCGGTGGTGAAACTGTCGTGACCCTCAGCGCTGCAACCAGAGCCCGAATTGCAGCCGAGCGGCAGGAATTGATCGCAGAACAGACGGCAACCCGGACCTACATCGTGGCGACACGCCGGAAGGTCAACGAGAAAAGCCGTGGCGAAGAGATAGAGCTGCCTCGCGATCAAGCCGACCGATTGCTGGCTGCCGGCCTGGTGGAGGAAAAACCCCTCCCAGAAACAAAGAAAGCAGCCGAGGAAACAACTCCCGTGGTTGCTGATAAACCTGCACCCAAGAAAAGAGTTTGACCATGGCGAAGCTTGTGCTCCGTGACGCGTATATCGAAATCGATGGCGTCGACTTTTCCGATCACTGCTCCCAGGTGGAAATCAGCCTGAAAAAGGCCGAGGTCGATACCACCAACTTCTCCGGCGGCGGCAAGGAGCGCACCCACGGCCTGAAGGACGACACCTTCTCCGTGACGCTCCAGCAGGACTACGACGCCGGCTCGGTCGACGCGATCCTGTACCCGCTCTATGACACCGATGGCGCGGAGTTCACCGTGAAGGTGCGCCCTCGCGCTGCGGCCAAGAGTGCCACCAACCCCGAGTACACCGGTACCTGCATCCTGATGGAGTACCAGCCGCTCACGGGCAAAGTCGGCGATCTGTCCGAGACCAAGGTGGAGTTCCCGACTCAGCGCTCCGGCATCACCCGCTCGACCTCGTAATCCAATGAGTGAAATCGAGCTCGATGCCAGTGGCCGGGACGATTTCAACAAGGCGGCCAGGGCTCTCGGTCGCAACGAACGCCAGCTCGGCAAGCACTTCCCGAAGGACCTGACGAAGGTCGCCAAGGAACTTGCCAAGAAAGCGAGCGCCGAAGCCCTGGCTCAGCCGGCCCTCAAGGGCAAACACACCGGCCTTCGACAGGATGTGGCCAAGGGCGTGGATGTTGTCCCCTGGGATGACGGAATCCGTGTCCAGACCAAGATGCCCGAAGAAGACGAAGCCATTATCCCCCGGGGATTGGACACCTTCTTCAAAAAGGGCTGGCGCCATCCGCTTTTCGGCCAGCGAGGCAAAGGCCAGTGGTTCACCCAGCGCGGTGGCAGCTCTTGGTTCATGGACACCATGCAGGACGCCGAGCCGCTGCTGAGCGAGAAATTCCAGTCCCGCCTCGATGCAGCCGCAGATGACATCGACCGCTCCGTAGGCGGTTGACACAGACGGACAGGCAGAGACTTTGCGGGCCCTCTGCCTGTCCTTTCAATTTGGCCCGCGCAAACCCATCTACCCAGGAGGCCCGCATGGCACTGCTGACAAAAGACGCGATTCTCGCCGCAGAGGATCTGAAGTTCGAAGAAATGCACGTCCCCGAGTGGGGTGGCGATGTCCGGCTGCGCACGCTGACCGCGAAAGAGCGCGACGCCTTCGAGACCGGCATGGTGAAGATCAACAAGAAGGGCCAGCGCGAGGACAACTTGGCCAACCTCCGGGCTCGTCTGGTCTCGCTGTGCATGGTCGACGAGAAGGGCTACCGGATCTTCACCAGCGCGACCGATGTGGAGGCCCTGGGTAACAAGTCGATCGCCGCGCTCGGTCGGGTGTTCGAGAAGTGCCAGGAAATGAATGCCATGACCGATGAGGACGTGGAGGAGCTGGCCGAGGGTTTCGATCAAGCCCCCGACGAGAGTTCATCTTCCGACTAGCTCTTGCTCTGGGGCGAACTGTCGATGAACTGCTGTCCGGCATGTCCTCAGCGGAACTGTCCGAGTGGATGGCCTTCGAAATAGCAACCGGTCCGATCGGGCCCCGCTACTCCGAAGACATGCTGGCCGGCATCAAGGAACAGCAAGAGCTCACCAACTACATATTGGGCGAAGTCAACTCCGAAGAGGATGAGCACCCCGTTCCTCTCCCTCAGCGCCAGAAACGGCCGGCTGAACTCATGCAGCCCGAAGAGGACGAAGACGACGGGGAAGAAGCCATCTACAACGAGGCAGAATTCGCCGCCCGGTATTTCGATACCTAACTCCCTGGCCCGGCAGGCAACCCGGGATCAATCTTTCGCAGGGGGTGCCCGTGTCCACGATTACGCATCTGAAATTCGACATCGGATCGAAGTGGGATGGCAAAGGGCTCAAAGAAGCTCAGGCCGACATCCTCAAATTCAGCCAACAGCTCCGCGCGCTCCAGAACCGCAACATCCGCGTGAAGGTCGGCCTGGATCCGGAGGTCGACGACGAGTTCGATGAACGCCTTCAGGAGCAGATGCGCAATCGTCGGATACGGGTGCCCGTCGAGCTGGACGTAGACAGCGCCAACGCGGAGCGCTCTATCGCCCAGGCCAGCCGTAGCCGCACCACCCGCGTGCGCACCGAAGCCGATACCGCGATGGCCGAGGAGCAGCTGCGGTCACTCCTTCTGCGTAACCAGCGCCTCGCTATCCAGGTCAACGCCGACACCACTCTGGCGCAGACCAACCTCTCCCGCCTGAGGGGCCAGAACCGCCAGCTGGAGCTCAACGCCGACGTCGACACCGCGATGGCAGAGGCTCGGCTCCAGGCTCTACGTCTGCGCAACCGGGTCCTGGAAATGCGGATCGACGCGGATGTAGCAGCTGCCCGAGCGCACATCGAGAGCCTCGAATTCAACCGCGACACCGTCCTGAACGTAGATGCGGATACCGCCGGCGCCCTCGCCAAGATCAGATTTGCCGCTCGGGATCGCATAGTCAAACTCCGGGCTCACGCAGACACCAGTCACTGGATGGTCACGCTGGCAGCGCTGCGCATGGCGGCTTTTGGTGCTGCGGCATCCATCGGCATCATCACGGCGGCCTTCTTCCTGCTCGGTCAGGTCGGGGCATTGGTTGGCGCCGCGCTGGTCGGGGTGCTCGCGGGCGGTCTGATCGCTGGGGCACTTGCCGGCCGGATGGCTATCGACAAACTCACCGAGACCCACGACAAGGCAACGAGGGCAGCACAGAAGCAGGCGAACACCGCCGAACGCTCCCTCTCGGATGCCTACACCAACGTCTCCCGGGTCGCGGCTCAGGGCGCCCAGCGCATCGCGTCGGCAGACAGGCAGGTCGCATCAGCCACTCGTGCCGCCAAGGACGCCCGCGAAGACCTCACCCAGGCATACGAAGACCAGCGCCGCGCGGTCCAAAACCTGGCAATGGATCTCCAGGGCATGGCGGTCGACGAGGAATCGGCGGTCATCGCAGTTGAACGGGCCTTCGAAGCCAAGCGCAAGCTCGGTCAAGATGGTGAACCCGTCTCGATCCTCGATGTGCGCGAGGCCGACAACAACATCAACAGCGCACTCCAGCGACTCGATCAGGTCCGGCTCCGGAATCAGCAGCTGCGCGAAGACGGCAAGCAGGCCGCCCAGGAAGGCATCGAAGGCTCCGAGCGGGTCGTGGACGCCAAGCAGGCAGTAGCCGACGCCGACACCGCGATAGCCGACGCACAGCGCGAAGCGGATCAAGCACGAGCCGACGCCGCGCAGGCCAACGCAGACGCTCTCCAGCAGGTTGCCGTGGCCCAGCAGCAGCTCGCCGACGCGCAAACCGAACTGAACGAAGCCCAGGCCAAGCAGAACGGTCTCCTGGCTCAGGCCGGCCGCTACTTCATGGACATCACGAATCCGATGAAGGAGATGGTCGACACCCTGATGCCTGCGTGGCGCCAGAAGATCGACGAAATGAAAGAGCCCCTTACTGGACTGTTTTCGAGTGCAGCGGGACTGATGCGGCCGATGGCCGATGGCGTCTTCGGATTCGTCAATGAAGCGCTGCCGAGCTTGACCACAGCGCTGAATAATTCCAAGCCGACCATCGAGGGCTTCCGTGATGGAATGTCACGCTTCGGTGGCGGTTTCGGCAATATGTTCCAGACAATGTCCGGTAGCGCCGGCGCCCTCGGGGATACCTGGCGTGTCACCGGTGACGGATTCGCTGACTTCTTCGAGATGTTCGGCACGGGGGTAGCTGAAACCGCAGCAGGCTCCAATAAGAGCCTCGAAAAGATGTTCGACGGAATCAATGCCATGTTCGGTGGAATGTTCGCCGGTCTGGCACCTGCTCTGGAACACATGGGCGGCGGAACTTCCGTCTGGTTCAGCCTGTTCAAGAGTATCGGCGATTTCTTCCGCGAAGCGGGCCCCGGAATCGGTAAATTCACCGAAGCTCTCTCCGGCGCACTTGGTCCCGCGATGGAGAGCCTGGCCGGCCCGATGGGCAATCTCTTCGGTCAGTTGCTCAGCGATTCCGTCCCGCTCATGGAGAAACTAGGCTGGGTAATCGTTCGCGTTGCGGATGGGCTCGGCACACTTCTCGGCTGGCTGGACCCGATCTCCCCCGTTCTCGCAGCGGCGGCG